GGAATGCGCTAAGTCCGTTTAAGATGTCTCTGTCAACATACAGGGGACGTCCTATAGCCGTCTCTTCTACCCATGACATTGATGCGAAAATGGTCAACGCAGTTCGCGTGATGGATCGAGACCAGAAGGTTCCTAAGTGTACTCAACAGATACTCGAGCTTATTCCGATGGCCAAGCGATTACTGTATCAGTCATTGGGGACCTCTCACCTGCTTGGTTCCGTTCGGCCCGAGATAAATCTTGTCGATGAGGTAGACATTATGCCCTTGCATACTGGCTCAGGTCTAAATCCCGGTAAGAAGATGATGTATAAGAATGGCCACGATGTTATTACCGTAGACCCGTGCGGGAAGAAGAGAGAAAATTACGGCGCAAGTGTTCGTGCGTTCCAGAAGTGGATAGAGACGGGGGTCCCGCCTCTCCTTACATTCTCCAACTCGCTTAAGTATGAAATTCTTTTGACGACGCAGCAGGATAGAAAGAACGATGCTAAATGGGCAAAGTTGCTGGCGAAGTGTCGTACCTTCATCATCCCAAATATGATATACATTCTTGCTGAGCGTATGCTGTCGACCGTAAAGATGGCATTTGAGAAGAGACGTATCCGTATAGGCCAAAAATGGGTGTGGGGCGGAATGGACGATCTCTTTAAGACGCTAAACCCTGATGGTGTTGACCGCAAGTACTTTGACGGCGACTTCACCAAGTGGGACCACTCTCTCCGCCGACTATTACTTGAGATATACATGCGAGAGGCGATGGCATACTACGATCGCTCTAAGGATCCAGATTTGTACGATGCTATGGCAGCTATCGCCCGCACGCTGGCGGAAAACTGCTTTGATCGTGTTCAGCACCTCTTCTACGACATATGGGTGAGGATCAATGGTGAACTTCCCTCAGGTATGTACCAGACTTCACACGGAGGATCATGGATTAACCTTTTTTTGTGGTGCTGGTTCTGCGTCTCTCAGATCATACGAATGCCTCCTAAGGATCAAAAACGAGCATGGAAGAGCCTACACATCGCGGTAATATACGTAGTCTATGGTGATGATCATATTTTATCCTCGTGGAATGACCCCTTCTGGCTATCCAATTTTTCTTATTATAAATTCAATATCTGGCTTAAGGAGCATCACGGCATGGAAGTCCGTGATATTCATGAAGCGGATCAATTCCATACGGATATAGTTGGCGGGAGAGTTACGAAACGTGGTATTCTCTTCCTGCGTCATTACGCTGTTCTTAATCCTAATAAGAGCGCTGGACAAGCCGTTTACGTCCCTTGGCGGCCTTTCTCCGAGATTATGCCCAAAGTTGTCTGGGGAAGGGAACCCGGGGCTCGCGATCTATGCGATGTTGCTCTCAGTATTATAGGACACGTGTATGGTTCCTACGGTTCTAATCAAGACACGTACGATCATCTGGAGTTTATGTTTTTGTGGATTACTGGTCGTATGTTAGCCAAGGGCAATGACATTCATCTTAGTATTTTGGCGGCGGCCAGCTCCCGATGGGACCTTCGACGCTTTAAGCAATATGGCCTTGATCAGTCTTCTTTCGATGCCAAGTTCCCTACCCTTGATTTCCTCCAGTCAAAGAATATTTACAAGCCTGAAGAACACGAC